ACTGGCTTTCGCACTCAGACATGCATTCCGGATATTATTCCGATTCTTATCGCTACCTCCTCCTACCTAACCAGTAGTGGAGACGATAAGTATTTGAGAACTCCAAGTCTTGAGCCCATCACTTAGTTTCACAATATTACTGTTTCCCTCCCACTAAATATAGTGGAGTCGGACAGCTCATATCTTTGTTGCAGTTAACTCCTGTTTCCCTACTCTTACCGATCGGTAAGAGGGTCGGACAGCGCGTAGGATCCGTTTCCCCCGAAGGGACTGCGATCTCTCTTCTACGTGATAAGCGATTTGGTTACATGTTATGACTAGGTGTCCCTAGGACTTCATTACGTTCCGTAAACGGAATCATAACTTGGCCTTCTCGATAAGAGGATTTCTAGGCGTTTTTGGCTTAGATCTCCCCTCGAGTCCTTTTGGTAAAGGTAAATTGGCGAAGGCTTCCTCGATAGTGGAAACCTTACTCCAAAGTGCCTCAATCTCCCCCTTGGGATCAGTACTTAAGGGATCCCACTTTAAGTCACCTATCTCAACTTCAAGAGCATTGAATATCTCTGCTACATGAAGGAAAGCAGGTCGATACAGCTCCTCACAAATAAGATCAACCATGTGAATGGTTAAGAACTTATAGCGAGAAGTAGTAATTAAAGCAGTACGCAAACGAGGATTACCCTTGTTCCTTAGATGAGACCACCCAGTAATGGGATGATCCTCTTGATCCGTGGCAGGGGCGACGGTCACAGTACCGTAATGTTCCCGGTCTCGATAGACTGTTGAAAGTCTTCGAGCTACTTCGACTCATGGACGAAGGGTTTCCATCTTTCTTAGGAGACGGGCCTTCTCAGAATCAAAGAACGAGTTCAACACTCGGTCTCAATCAGCATGATCATCAGACGCTGTTAGAGATTTCATCACTAATCAGTCGGTGAAAGATCTACCTAGGATCGAGCCCGGCGCAGTAACTGCGACCACCAATCGAGCTAGTGTACGCGACATAGAAGTTATGGGTTTCGTAAGATTCCCTTTCACTTTATATCCATATCCGAGGATATGAAGAATGTCCGGCAGACGAAGATTGTACTTCTTAGAATATTCTAATAGTACAGGCATGCTCCGAGACGCAACCAACAACTCCTTAAAGGGAATTGGTGATGTATCTTGGGGAGTCCAGAACTTCTTAGCAAACTCAATAGTAGATGCGTTACCTACTAAAGATTTCGCCAAGTTGATCCCGACCCCGAGCCTCTTCATCAACTTCAAGTATTCCTCAGCTACTCGTTTATCGGAGATAACAATATCATCCCCTAAAACGGCGTACATGTCGAATCATACTCCCTTAACCGATTGTTCCGGATAGGCCAATGAGAAAGCTCATTGGACTATAAGATGATGGGTCAACGCTAACATCCCCCATGATGAAAGCGCCCCCATGGGTTGTCCACACCCATAATACAAGGTCTGGTTAACTCTAAACTCTTTCGAGAATAGTTTATAACCTCGCCCGATTAGGATGTTACTCCACGCCTCTGCAAATGTAGGGCCAAAGAACATGCTAAGAATCGATACCTGAAGCGCAATAGGTAATCGATCCGTAGCAGCCGAAAGGTCATAACAGAAAGTTTCTGTCTGACCCTTAGCTGCCATCTTCGACATTAAATGCCGAATAGGCCGGCCTTGGTCAAAGGTCCCGTCCGCAGGAATCTTACTCAAGAAAGAGAAGATCTGCGCATGCAAAGGGTAAAGAAGCCATTGTGTTCAACAATCCACCATGGCGAACACCCGTACTTTCCCCGCTGGTTCCTGCTTTAGACCCAATTTACCTAAAGGATGATATCCCTCAGGCATCTCGTGTCTACGCATCTCGTGATTTAAAGACGAGATCCGATTCAGCATCCATTGGTTACCCGTCAATCTAGCATAACGCTCGAAAGACGGCCACACAACGGAATCCTGAACAAGGTAGAAGCTAGCAAGAGTAATTCCCTCTACCGAAGTAGAGATATACTCTAAGTAGTTCGATCCCCCCAGGACCGGACTAGCTTTGAAAAGCACGAAAGGACGAGCCCTCATTTTGTTCAAAAACTCGGACTTGTCCTTCGCGACAAAGGCGTGAACCATCAGAGAATCTTTAGCTCCACTTCGCTTTAGTATTCTCATCAAGTTCAACGCAGCGTACGCCTCAAACTCCTTCACCGCATCAACCATCGATTCTACCGGAGAATCGGTAATGGTGTTCAGCTTTAACTTACCAGGAACTTCTAAGATCCTGTACACGTTAAATAAGGTTAGTCATAACCTCATGATTGGGAGCTCACGACGTAATATCCTTGCTCTGTGAAGAGCTGGAATAATGGTCGGAAGACCACGCTTGGTACGAGATACGGCACAACCTAATGGCCGAGTATCTGACACCACTTGTCCACCTATTGCTTGTTGAAGCAACACGGAACAGGCCTTTAAGTACACACAAACATACTTAAGGCCCCCAGAACGATTTAACTTCCACAGTGTTAAAGAAAAACTCTTATACACGCGGATGTTAGACTTGGTAGTTCCCACCAGCTGGTGACCGATTCTATCGAATCAGTTCACCAACGGGAGGCCGGCCTTTCGACCGACCATACCAGTGACATGGGAAACTATAGACTTAACAGATTGAGGGATCTTGGATAAATCTAAAGAATCCCGAAATCTCTGAATGCTTATATTGTCTGAAGCACGAGGATCCAATGCGACATTTTTATTTTGTTTCATTTGTTTCTTCATAACTTCAATACTGTATAGCATGTCAGCCCTTCTCTAGGATCAAACGCGGGTGGGTAGCCAGACGTATCGTATCTTTTACGAGTACGCCCATCTACCTGCCGTTGCCGCTCTTACTAGTTTCCGGGCCCTGTCACCTATCCACCGGTTAATGAACCTTAGGAATCGGAGAAGACATCGCCCCGAAGGACGGACACGCAAACAGGACATTTGAGCCTTCGCCAAGTCGACGAAGTTCAGGAATTCCTCACTTTCAGTTTCTCAAAGGAGGGGTTGCCCCCTCTGAGGCTGCAGGTACCTCTTTCAAGGGACCAAGGTGGTGAAGCTTTACCATCCTTATCCTACGAATCAGGGTCTAGCCCCTCTTCACGAAAATACTTCGCGCCCTCCCTTATGGCAAGGGCCGATATCCCAATCGGGAACGTCCGGTTTGACCCGGACACCCCCTATCCTACCAGGTAAACAGGTAGGAACCCAGGAAGACACGTTGTACTTCCGATTCGAAAACTAGAATATAATTCTAAGGACCGAATGGCAACTTCACTCCCATCATCGGCTATTTCAGTCGGTAACACGGGATATCTTGAGGCTTGCCCTTACGATAACTTAATCCGCGACTTTCCTTCCTAACCAACTAAGGAGGAAAACTTTCGCACGGGGATCAGACATACTGGCAAAATGATGCCAAAATGCTGAAGCTTTGCTTCCAGCAGAGAGGGTTCGCACCC